ACCGACGCATTGCCGGAGACCTGCGCATTGCCGGAGATTCGCGCATCGTCGGAGATTCGCGCATCGTCGGAGACCCGCGCATTGCCGGAGACCCACGCATTGTCATCGTTGGAGAGGTTTTCTTCCTTTTCCACAAAGCCCCCAAGTTCGCCAGCTCTTATGGTACCGAAATCGACAATAGCCTTGATGCGGAACAGCTTATTACCGAAAGCGTTTGTTATAAATTCATCGGTGAGTTCAAATTTCTTCACGGCGGGATTCCTCCTTAAAATACAGTCCGCACAGCGGATTCAGGGCCAGCAGTGCGAGGATGGTTACTGGAATGTTCAGGCTGCCGAGCGCGGCCAGAAGCAGCACCAAATCTGCGGTGATTGCCAGCTTGACGGCGGCGCGTTTCAGTGATACAATGCTCATGTAATAGTTTTCCTTTCTGCTTTTGCCGCGTCGGTGCGCCAACACCGATGCGGCGTTTTTTGTTTCAGCATATAAGGCTTGCTATTTGTTCGCAGGTCATGTTGTGGATGCTGCCATAGTGCATCCATACCCAGTTGCGGGAGCGGCCGAGAATCTTTGCAACCTTAGTGGGGCCAAAAAGCATCTCGCCGGGGTAAAGCTCGGCAGCGCGGGCACGGACTGTGACAAGGGTGTCACGGTATAGGGGTTTTTCACGGGGCATGGCGGGTTACTCCTTTCTTAAAAGGTCGTCAATCGTGCAGTGGTAAAGCTGCGCGATCTTGGGGAGAAGGGCGGCGCGGGGAGCATAAGAGCCAGTTTCCCAGTTATAAACAGTAGCGTCTGAAACCTTTAAAGCTGTCATAACCTGTTGAACGGAAAGCCCAGCGGATATGCGCGCCTTGCGAAACCCAGTTTCATTCGACATTATTTCACCTCCGAATACTAAGTTTAGCTTGACAACTTAGCAAAGCGGTTGTATTATTGAATTGCGATATACAATAATTTTTGTAGGCCCACAACAGGTTTTGCGGGTTCTGCTTTTGCTTTGCTAAACTTAGTATATCCTAAGTTTAGCAAAAAGTCAATGCATAACTTAGCATTTCCTAAGTAGGGCAAAATCTGCACAAAAGGACGGATTTTGCTATGAGTGAACAAAAAACACCGCTTGATAATGCACCAATTGATAACGCACCGATTATTAAAAGAATAGAAATTCTGCTTGCAGTGAAGGAAGCTACAAAAGCAGACTTTTACAAACAGACAAGCGTATCATCGGCAACTTATGCGCAATGGAACGCGAACCAGTATAAGCCAAGCAGGAAAAAGCTACAGGCGATAGCTGAATATTTCGGCGTAACCGTTGACTACCTGTTGACGGGGGAGCAAAAAGAAAACCCCACCAGCGTTGCCGCTGATGGGGTGGATGAGCTTGATAAAGAGGCGCTGAACATTATGCACCAGCTGCCGCCGGAGAAGCGGGCGGCGGGTCTGGCGATGCTGCGAGGGCTTTTAAATAATTAACATAGGCTGCTTTATCTGGCAGCTGGTGAAGCATGGCAATAAATTCCCGGTCACTGATTTCCTGCATGGTCGTTCTCCTTCTTTATGTAGCTGCTGTTTTCGATACAACTATAACACAACTAATAGTTGTGTTCCATTGACAAAATGCACAAAATAGGTTGTATTGGTTTTACTGTACGGATTATGGGACGTTTTCTCTTTCTGGTTCTGCCGTGATGGGCGGGCGGAGGCTCTTGCACTTTGCACATATCGCAGCTCCTTTTGTTTAAAGTGTACTACACCCACAATAGGATTTTTGTCAGAGCGTGTAAACAGCCAGAAAAGAAAATGCGATACATGACGGAATGTATCAGCTTACTGGGGTGAGTTGCGGAAAATGTGGCTGGTGCTTGATGTGTTGATTGGGTCGATTGGGTTTGTGAGGTATTAAAGAGGTGGCATAGATGCCGAAACCGTTAGTCTTTTGGCGTACTGATGAAGAGGATGACTATGTACACACAGAAAAAGACTGTGTAGAAATAGTCAATGCAAAGACGGTACAATGTGGGGCGATTGAGGATGCGCAACGGAGCGGGCATACAAGAGCTTGCCCATACTGCCAGAGAGCGCGGAATTTACCAGAGAGAAAAGAAGCCGCTGTTGTAAAAATTAAGGCGGACGCGCCAGCAGTACAAAAAGCTCCCGTATTGATTGCAACGCTTGCAGCTGTTGCGTGTACATGGCTGTGTTGCTTGTTATACTATAATGAGCAAAGCACAGATATAAAAAATGCTGCATATAACGATGGGTATGTTGCAGCAGAAACGGATTATTCGGAAACGTACGAAAGCCGTTACCGCGAAGGGTATGACACAGGTAAATCCGCAGGTTATGACTATGGAAAACGCGAAGGATATACAAGCGGATACGCTGAAGGATATACAAAAGGGAAAGATTCTGTAGATACCGATTCAAGCTATCAGGACGGATATAACAACGGCTATAACAAAGGATACGATGCCGGTTATGATGACGGTGCCGGAAGCTATAGCCAATACAGTGCACCACAAAGCAGTTATACATATACTGTTTATATCACCGCAACAGGGAACAAATATCATGCGGCGGGGTGCCAGTATCTTAAAAAGAGCAGTATCCCTATAGATATAAACCAAGCAATATCGCAAGGATACACGGCATGCAGTCGATGCAATCCGTAACAAAGTAAAAAGCCCCTGCCGGTGGGACGAGCACCGACAAGGGCAAAGGGTGTCAGCATTTAGCTGGCATCTTTTAGTATATAGCGATTTTAGGAGGGTGTCAACATGGCAAGAGCAAAAGCGCGGGCCGATGGGCTGATTGAACGAACAAAAACCTACGACGGCAAGCGGGTACACTTTTACGGCAAGACCGCGAAAGAGGTCGCCGCAAAAATTGAAGAGTACGAACGCCAGCGGGAAGAAATGAAAGAGAACGGCCCACTGTTTGAGGATGTGGCCGGTGAATGGTGGGAGACCCATTCAAAAAATATCAAGACAGGCGCTGAAAGAGCCTACAAGGGCAGCTACAAGGCCGCGCTGGAAGAGTTTAGCGGGTACAGAATGAAAGAGATAACCCCTGCTGTGGTGTCGCTGTGGGGCGAGAAATTCAAGGCCGCAGGCTATGCAGGGAAGACGGCAAGCAACGCCCGGAGCGTGTTGTCTTGTGTGTTCAAGTTTTGGTGCGTCCGGGATGGAGAAACATACAACCCGGTGACAGTTACGGATTTGCCGCGAGGGATGAAAAAGGAGCGCCGGGAGCCGCCAACGGTGGAACAGCTGGAAACGGTCAAGGCACACCCGGAGGGGTTCGGGCTGTGTGCCTGGCTGTTCATGTACACCGGCTGCAGATTGGGCGAGGTGCTGGCTCTGCAGTGGGGGGATGTGGATTTTGAAAACAACAAGATCGTCGTCAACAAGGAAGTCGCATGGGTAAATGCGAAGCCCGTTGTACAAACACCGAAAACCGCAAACGGTGTGCGAGTAGTGCCGCTGCTGACACCGCTGCGGGCCGTGCTGGAGCCGTTGAAAGGCGGCAAGAATGATTTTATATTAGGCGGGAAAAAACCGCTTAAAAGCTACGAATACCATAATAATTGGCTGCGCTATTGTGTTGCTGTCGGCATGGCTGAGATAGACACAAAAGCAGAGGCAGCACGAGAACGGAAGCGGGCCGCAGCTACCGGCGGTGCTGAACGAAAAAAGCGCTGCAATACACACTGCTACAAGGCCAGCGTAACGGCACACCAGTTCCGGCACGAGTATGCCAGCATGTTATATGCTGCGGGCATCGGAGAAATGGAAGCTCAAAAGCTGATGGGACATGCCGATATATCTACGACACGGAAAGTTTACACGCATATCCGAGAACGACAGCTAAACGGAGCGGCGGAAGCTCTTGAAAAATTTATAAACGATAATACGAAATAAATTTTAAACCGGCTGTGCCAAAAACAGCCGGTTTTTTTACGACGTTTTTACGACACTAGTACAAGAATTACTGCGTTTACGACATGTTTACGACCTGTTTTTTTACTGTTTAGGACGTAAAAAGACATACAAAAACAAGAAAAAAGCGCGTTGCAAAGTGGATTTGCTTTGTCAACGCGCTTTTTTAGGTGGAGCTAGTAACAGGAATCGAACCTGAATAGATTGACGATATACAGTCAATAATAAAACATTTACGACTTAATTACGACTGTTCAAAATAATAAAGCCGCCCAATATGAGCGGCTTCTTGTTCAGTCGTAAAGTTCATTAAACCATATCGGGCCGAAGCGGTAGCTAATGACGTAGCCGGAGCCGGACTGGCCGACTGGCTGCGCGTTGAGCATCGCAGCGCGGGCACCGGCTGCAAAGGATGCCGCCAGGGCGGCGGCGATGATTACGGAAATAATAGCCTTTTTCATGTGGGTTGCACCTCCTGCGCATTGGCCTGTACTGGGTTACTTGTCGAGAATCTGCATGACCTGCCGGGCGGCGCGTTTGCCGTTCTCGGTGAGCTGGCGCTGCCATGCCGAGTTGCGGGGGCTCCAGCGGAAACCGTAAGACTTGAGCAAGTCGCGCGTATCCTCGTCCGGCTTGCCGTCAAAAATGAGCTGTACACGCATCTGGTCAGTGTTTTCCTTGTATGTGTAGCCTTTGTGCTCGGCTTCTGTGGGCGCTGCCTCTTTCGCGGCCTGCAGGGCGTTCAGGCGGTCTTGCAGGCGCTTGAAATTTGCAAGGCTGTTTTGTAGGGTGTACGGCGGGTAGGGTGTGCCGGTATGCCATCCGCGCTCCCATTGACTTTCAATGCTGCGGCGCTCTTTGGGGTCAAGGCTGGGGCAGCCTTCCAGCGTCTTGTGCTGGCGGTAATAGGCGTTAGTGGCCTTCATCCGGTCGCGCTCTGCCTGTAGGCGGTTGAGCTTGTAAGTCAGTGCCTCGATCGCTTCGGGGTCGTTGCTCTTGATGGGCTGGCAGTGGGCGCGGCGCAGCAGGTCAAGATAATGCTCTGCACGGCTGTACATGTTGCGGTTGGCATCCCATGCGGCGACCTGCGCGGCCTTCTTTCGGGCGGGGAAGTTGGAAGGGCCTGCAATCAGCACGGACGGGCAGCGCGTGCCGATTTCGTTGTCCTTGTTGATGGCGGCGGCCAGCGTGGCGGCGTAGCGGTCTAGCAGCCATTCGGCGCGGTCTCGCTGTGCATCGGTTGCGCAAAGGGGCTTGACGCGCTCCAGCACGGCGGCGGCCTCGTCAACCTGTGCGCGGTAACAGGCTGTTGCGCTGTTGGCCTTGTAGTCGCTCATGCTCATCATGTCGTGAGCGGCGCGGGCGGTGGTCTCGTTGATAGGGTAATACATGGTTGCAATCTCCTTTTTGTGATTTTGGGTAATGGGGTAGGGTCGCTTTACTGTGCGGCCCTGCAAGGTGTCAGGCGGGGATGGTTTCGCGGTCGCGGGTCTGGTAGCTCTGGCCGCTGTACTTGTTATAAATGTCTTGGTAGCTGGCTTTACGGTTCCGGCGGCTGGTGTCGCCGGTGGGGTGCCAGTAGTACTTGCAGCGGTTGGCAGACCAGCGGAAACCGAGCTTTTCGAGGGTGCGCAGCCACTTGTGGTTGGTGTCGGCCCAGATCCAGGAGCCGACGACATCGAACTGCAGGCCCGGGCACTTGGCCAGTTCTTCGGCCATCTTGACGGCCTCTGCATCCTGCGCGGCCTTGGAGGCATCCTCCGCCGCTTTGGTCTGCTCGTACTGCTGGCGGCCTTGCTTGGCCTGCTCACTGCAGAAGCGGGGAAGCGTGGGCTTCAGTTCGTCCCACTCGGCGTTGATTTCCTGCATGTCGGAGACGCTGCCGCCGTGATCGGGGTGGTGCTTGCTGGCCAGGTCGCGATACATCGCGGTGCCTTCGGTGATGGTGCTGGGGCGGGGGTTAAACCATTTATAGGTTTTATAGGTGGTAGTCATGTTGTTTCCTCCTGTGGGGCCGTTGGGCGGCTGCTCTTTGTTTCGATGGCTTTATTATATCCGTCGACGTGTACCTTGTCAATACGTCTACGTGTAATTTGTTGGATTGCACAGTAAACGTCTACGTGTTTTGTGTATCTTGTACACGTTGACGTATTGGGCGCGGTGTGGTATGATGGTAATACTATATAAGAGGAGGCGACAACATGGCATCACCAGCACAGATCCAGGCGAATGTTCGATACAATCGCAGCCGGGACAGTATCACAATCCGGCCCAGCAAAGAGGACGGCGCAGCAGTGCGGCAGGCAGCAGCAGCAGCCGGGCAGAGTGTGCAAGGCTACATAATGCAGGCATGTTCCGAGAGGATGCAACGAGAAAATCACGATAAACCGAAAAACACTTGACAAAATCGCACTTGTATGCTAAAATGTGTATAATGAGCGAACCACGCGAGGAAGCGAGCTTCCGCGACGAGGCTCACTCATTATACAGTTTTGACGTTGTAACGACAAAATCAGGCTTCTGGCGTCCGGCTTCGGCTGGGCGCTTTTTTTGTTGCTATAAAAGGAGGGCGGCAACATGGCAGAAAAGAAGGCGGCGCAGGCCGTCCAGCAGATGAGCAAGGCGCAGCAGGGTGTTGAACGAGCGAGACGGCAGGCAGAGCGCGGGGAACTGGTGGACAGTCTCGGCCGAGTGGTTAAACCGTCGCAGATTGCGGCGCTGTCTCCAAAATCCATAGGAGACCAGCCAGCAGAACGCAAGCGGGCAATTCAACAGGCAGGAGCAGCAGCAAGCAACGAGCTACAAGCGAAGAGACGGACTATTAAGGACATCTACAACGACTTACTGCAGCAGCCAGACGATATTACAGGGATAGAGGATCAGGAGCTAGCAGAGAGAGCACAACAGCGAGCACAACAGCAGGGGAAAGCAATAACCGTATACGACAGTATTGCTATTGCGATGGCGGCAAAAGCGAAGGCCGGAGACGTCAAAGCGGCGGTGTTTGTGCGGGATTCGGCAGGGGATAAACCGGCCGATCAGATGGAGATTACAGCCGAAGCGGTGACAGATGCGGATAGAGAATTGATGCAGAATATACAGAAGCGGCTACAAAAGAACGATAATGCGTAAATTTGCTGTTCGCTAAATAAGTATTTAGCGAAATACAGCCGAGAAAAGCGGGCACATGCAGCATAAAGAGGAAGCCGAAAGCCTGCCGGGGGTGCATTGCATCAAGGCGGGGCGGGGCTTCTTTTTTTATGGGGCTGTCCAGCGGCAGGCAGCAGTGGACCGGGGGTACCCCCTATAAAGGGGGAGGCGGGGTTCATAGACAGCGCGGCCGGGTACGAATATGTTCGTTCCCCCACCGAATACAAAAATAAAATTTACCCACCCCCCCCATGCAGGGACATGCCGAAAAAACTGGCAGGTTCCCCAGAACAAAAATGATATAAAGTATATCCCGGTGCGGAAGTAAGTCAACCTCCTCTCTTGCTATTGGGACTAGGGCCGTCCGCTTCAAGACCCAGCGGCCACTATATGAAAAATGTGAGGGCGATTATGAAAGAGTTGCGCGACACTATTCATGACATGACAAGCGATGATTACAAACAGCGTTTCATTGCGGAGTACGAGCAGACAAAAATTCGTTACGAGAAACTAAAAGCACTAAATACAAAAATAGAAGCACATAAACGTAACGTTTATACTTTTGAGCCGAAACACGACTGCCCATACGACGTTTTAAGAGAACAGCAGGCTGCAATGGGTCAATATCTTCACATTCTGGAATTAAGGGCTGTTTTCGAGAACATTGAATTGATATAAAGCGTTCTGCTACGGCAGGGCGCTTTTTTATTTGCTGCATAGCTGACCATTTTGGTGACGTTACCAAGATGGTATGAGCGCTGCGTTCCGAAGCAACGGCGCGGCAAAGGTGCAAGACCTATGTGCAGTACCAAGGCCGATGATACGGGTAAAGGTAGCAGGGCCGGACGCGGCAATTGTGTTCCCCGTTAGGCAACCGCCACGAGCCTACTGACAGTGCGTAACATGTGGCGGGTTCTGAACAGGCTTATGCTGATATGGCTTGCTAAAGAAACTTGCGAGGCAGAAAGCATGAGCCTTATTTTTTAGATGTTCCCGACATTTATATCGGAGAGAAAGGAGACCACTATGATTTTCCCTGTTGGTGCTATTATTGCCACGCAGAACGCTGTGGCGCGTCATCGCCGAGAGGAAGAGAAAAGGCGAGAAGCCGAAAAGAAAAAGAAAAGGCAGAAAAACAAATAATAGGAGGATTGCCATGAAATTCAGAAAAAAGCCTGTTGTCATTGAAGCGTACCAGACGGAGGAAGAACTTGATATTTTTACGCTGGAAGGCGTTATGCACGCTGCTCCCGGTGACTGGATTATCACTGGTGTGAACGGTGAACAGTATCCGTGCAAGCCGGACATTTTTGAAAAGACATACGAGCCTGTAGAGTGAACAGATCGCGGCAAGCCTCTGTTACACGCAACTTGCAAAAGCGTGCAACACGCGCAACTGCCGCGCATTTATATGCCAACATAGCTTAACTGGTAAAGCCGGGCCTCATGACAGCATAGCTGCTGGTTTAGTTGTAGGTTCAAATCCTGCTGCTGGCGAAAGCTGGGTCGCTCCCACCGGTGAAAGCCCGGCGCAGGAAACGCGATAGCTAACCTGAACGCTGTAAGCAAAGCGGGCGAGCCGATTAGGAGCGCGGCGCGATGGCAGGTCGCAACGGGACTTCGAGAGCCTGAAAAAGTCTGCCCGGCATCTGCTTGTGCGGACTCCGTTACTGACGCAGTTACGCATCGCCGAAACCCATTACATCAAAGCAGAACCGCGAATCCGCACGCGGGGGATAAATGCAGCGGATGAAAAAAACGTGTGGACAGCAGGCACGTTAAATTCTGACTGTACAAAAGCGTTGCGGATTTGCTCACCGCAACGGGTGAGACCGGCACAGCATAAACCGGTAGGGCGGGTATGGGGAATTTTGAGGTAGAGAAATGGATTGCAGGTTAGATTTTGAGATTTACGGAAAATCATTCTTTCTGTTGCCGTCGCTTTCGTTTTTGCATGACAACATGGTGTATGCGAGACCGAACTTTGCAATCAAGTTTGATTGGTTGGTTTTTCACGCAAGACTTTTGCTGTTTTGCTGAAAGCGGGGTGATGTGTTGACGCTGGAAGAGATGCGGGAGCTTGAGCGCGAGGCGTGCAGGAAAGACCCGGTGTATTTTTGCGAAACATATTGCCACATTGAGGACAAGGACGCAGATGAGCTGATACAGCCGTTTACGCTGTGGGATGGGCAAAAGAAAGCACTGGTCGTGTTTGCCGAGAACCGGCTTGTTTGCGTGCTGAAAGCGCGTCAGTTGGGCTTTACATGGCTGGCGCTGGCAGAGGTGGCGCGGCTTGTGGCGCTGAATACAGGCCGTACCGCCATAGGTTTGAGCCGGTCAGAGGACGAGGCCAAAGAGCTTGTGCGCCGCTTGGCTGTGATACTGCGGTACATGCCGGGGCTTATCCGCGAAGTGGACACGCCGGGCGGCAGCGTTGCAGGCTGGACAGGGCCGGTATTCTACAAAAGCACAATGCAGGTGGTTGTGATGTGGCCGGACGGCCCGGAGAGCGTGTTTAAGGCGTTCCCATCCAGCCCTGCGGCTGGCCGTTCGTTTACTGCCGACTTGATTGTGATAGACGAATGGGCGTTCCAGCAGTATGCCGAAGAGATTTGGCAGGCTGCATACCCGGTTATCAACCGACCGTTCGGCGGGCGGGTCATCGGCTTGTCTACTATCAAGCTGGGAACGCTGTTTGAGGAAATCTACACGAACCCCGGCAACGGCTTTACCAAGCTGTTTTTGCCCTGGTCAACTGACCCGCGCCGTACCGAAAAATGGTACGCACAGACGGTCGCTGCGCTGGGCGAGGATAAAACGATGCAGGAGTACCCTGCAACAGAGGAAGAAGCGCTCTCCGCCCCCGGAGGGCGCTTTTTTAGTGAGCTTGATAAAGATGCCCACTTGGTTGATGCACCGCCCACAGGGCCGCTAAGACGCTATGTGGCGATAGATTATGGCCTTGATATGTTGGCGGCAATCTGGATTGCCGTTGACCCGAACAACCATGCAACGGTGTACCGGGTAGACGGCGGGCCGAACAAGACCATTGGCGAAGCGGCGGATTTGATTTTGCGAGATTCCGAAGGCGAAGAAATTGATATGTACCTTGCGCCGCCTGATTTGTGGAACCGCAGCCAGGAGAGCGGCAAGAGCCGTGCACAGCTGTTCAGCGAAGCGCATCTGCCGCTGGTGCAAAGTTCCCGCGATTTTCCTGCCGGGTGTGCGGCCATGAAACAGTGGCTGCGCAAGGACGAGAAAACAGGGAAAGGGTATCTGACGTTCTATAAGCCGGGCGAGTTGTGGACGTGCCTGACGAAGATACAGAAAGACGACAAAAATGCCGACGTGTATGCGAAAAATCCGCATGGATTGACGCATTTCCCGGATGCTTTACGCTATTTTTGCGTTTGGTGGACGAGCCCGGCGAAAAAGCCGGTGAATATCAAAAAGCGGCCGTGGACGGCAGATATGTACGAGGACTACCGAAATGCCAATGCGGAAGAGCGAAAGATGCTGATGGAAAGGTGGGGACACCCTGCATGATCGAATTTTGGTTGAACGCGCAGCCCTGTTTTAGAATTTGCCGCTATTACGGCGGCAAGGTACGGAACAGCATTTTGGTAATGGAGGGGATTTTTTGAGATGCCCGACTTGTGGAATTGAGTGCAGGACCGATTCCGGCACGAATGTGCTGAAATTTATCTGCCGCAGCAAACAGTGCCCGGATTATGGGCATGTGATGGGGGAAAAGCCCCTGAATGAGCCTGTTGTACGGGTGAATTACCCGGTGCAGGACGATTGAAGCGGATATAGAATCCGACCTTACGATAGAAATAGCGCTTATCCCATTTGGGGTAGGCGCTTTTTTTATACCCATTTTTAGCCGGCGGGCGTTGTACGCGGAGGAACCAATGGAAGAACTTGAAAACGGCGTGACCGAGAGCGTAGCCGACTCTGAACCCAACCTGGAAGAAACTGCTGTGGAAGAAACCACGCAGCAGGTGGAAGAACCTGCTGCAGAAGAACCGGCGAAAGAGCCGGAAATCCCTGATTCTGTTTGGGCCATTGCCCGCAAGCGCAGCGAGCGAGAGGCACAGGCAAGAATCGACCGGCAGATCGCGCAGCGTTTTGGACAGTACAAAAACCCCGCCACAGGCAAGAACATTGCGACACTGGATGATTACTTTGCTGCAATGGATGCCCAGGCGGAGCAGAGCCGTCAGGAAGCCATCGACCGTATGACGGCCAACCAGAGCAGGGAACAGCAGGAAGCACTGCGTCAAATCCTTGCAAACGACCCGGAAAAGCGACGTTTGAATGCCCGGGTGCAGGAATTGGAGCAGAAACAGATTGATGAGCAGGCAGGAGCTGCGTTTAACCGCGATTTTGCCGAGCTGCAGAAGCTAGAACCCGCTTTGAAAACCGTAAACGACCTGGAAAAGCTGGACGGCTTTGACAAAATTGTACAGCTTGTACAAGAAAAGGGGCTTGACATGGTAACGGCCTATAAGGCTGTGAACTTTGGCAGGGCCACGCAGGCCAGCCAGGCGGCAGGAAAGCAGGCGGCTATCAATGCTGCCAAGGGGAAGAACCACCTTGCCGCCCACGATGGGCAGGCGCAGCCGGGAACCCAAAAGGTAATGAGCGAAAGCATGCTGAACCTTGCGAAAGAAGCGTTCCCGGACAAATCCGATGCAGAAATTCAGAAACTTTATAACTCGATTTGAAAGGAGCCACGATAAATGGCAGTTATTTTTAGTAAATCCAGCGGCGCAGCCAATGATTATTGGAACGAATGGGCCGACATGATCCAGATGAAGATGAAGGACACCGACAACGAGAAGAACAACGACGACGAGCTTGTCAATGCCCTGTTCAACGTGAAGAAGTCCAAGCGTTTTGGTGAGAAGATCGCGGGCCTGTCTACCTTTGGCAACTTTGAGGTTGTGGACGAGGGCGCAGAAGCTCCGGCCGATACCCTGAAAGAGACTGAGCCCAAGCTGATTACCCACAGCGAGTTCAAGAAACTGTTTGAAGTCACCAAGACCATGAAAGAGGACTTGCAGTTTGACATTGCTGCTACCAAGGCAGCCGCCAATGTACGCTCCTACAAGCGCAGCCGTGCAGAGTTTGGCAGCAACGCGCTGACCAGTGCCGCCAAGACCTTTACCTACGGCAGCAAGACCGGACTGGACAGCACCACCGCCGACGGCCTGGCCCTGTTTGATAAGGCGCATACCGGCCTGACCGGCGTTGCGACCCAGTCCAACGTGTTTACCAATGCCTTTGGCAATGACGATGCCATGCTGAACCGCCTTGCCAACATTGGCATGAACTTTAAAAACGCCACCGGCCATGTGATGGGCTACACCTTCGATACCCTGATCGTGCCCGGCAACGCCTACCGCCTGATTACGCTGGGCAAGAAGATCATCAACAGTGACCAGCAGGTTGGCAGCAACTACAACGATGCAAACGTGAACAAGGGCATGTGGAAGCTTGTAGTTGACCACCATTGGCAGTGCGCAGATGGCACCGAGCCGTACATCATCATGTCCAGCCAGGCCAACAAAGACCTGATGGGCAACATGTTCTACGACCGTACCCCGCTGGAAATTGAGCAGGATGTGGATGTGCGCACCCAGAACCTGATTTCCAGCTGCCGCTGCCGTTTCAGTGTCGGTTTTGGCGATTGGCGTCACATCCTGCTCGGAGGCGCCGCTGCCGGTACGGAGTTGACCTGATATGGCCCCGAAAGGATTACAGCCAGGGGATACCTTTGCCGAGGGCAAGCTGACCTATGTGGTTGTGGCGGTAAACGCCGACGGCAGCTATGATGCCAAGCTGGCAGAGAAAACCCCGGAAGTAAAACGCGGCAGACCCAAGAAAGCATAAGCACAGCGGCCCTGTTTATGCAGGGCCGCTTTTTATCACATTTGCGGGGGCATGACCCTACAGGAGTGAACAATGAAGAAGAACGATGATAAAGACAAAAAGCTGCTGGAAAAATGGCAAGGCAAGTTATCTGCCGCAAAAGCACGATACAGCGCAGAGCTTGCAGCCATGCAGCGGCGTGAGGATATGTACTACGGAAGCCACACTATCCAGGGAGCCAAAAAGAAGGCAAGCAATGTGCGGAATGTGGTGTATGAGCTGATCGAAAGCGAAGTGGACACCAGTATCCCACAGCCGAAGGTAACAGCCATCCATGCAGAGGATGTGGAAAAGGCCCGGAAAATCGAGAATCTTTTGCGAAACGAGATTCGACGGATGCCTATCCCAGAGATGAACGACAGCAGCGAGAGAACCGTGACCATCCAGGGCGGCGATTTTTTCCATGTGGAATGGAACCCGGTTGCCGGGTATCACTGCACTTTGGGCGATGTGGAAGTTAATTTACGCCATCCGAGGCAGGTCATACCGCAGCCGGGCGTATATCGGCTGGAAGATATGGACTATGTGTTTTTGCAGATGAGCAAGAGCAAAGAGTCTTTGGAGAACAAATACGGCGTAGAAATTGACACAGACACCGAAGATGCCCCGGAGGTGCGCGGCAACGATGCCAGCACGGCCAGCGGTGTTGTGACCCAGAACATTGTGTACTACAAGCACGATAAGGGCACAGTGGGCATGCTGAGCTGGTGCGGCGACCAGATTTTAGAGAATTACCCGGACTATTACGCCAGAACCAGCGAGGTTTGCACCAAGTGCGGACGGAAGCGGGTAGGGGATGTATGCGTTTGCGGAAACAAACGATTTAAAGAAGCCCCGGTGCAGACCATTACCCTGACGCAGGATTTGGTGATGAGCGACGGCGAGACCATCCCGGCGCAGACACGCGGCGAGGATATGCCGATTTTGAACCCTGACGGCAGTATGCAGCTGGACAACGATACCGGCGAGATGATCATGATGCCCGGCGAACTGGAAGCAACCGAAATCCCCGCCTATAAACCGCACGGATTCCCAATCATTGAGAGAATCAATATCTCGGCAGCTGACCGCTTTTTGGGTGTAAGCGATGTGGATATTATCTCGGACCAGCAGCAGGCCATTAACAAATATGGCACAAAAATCCAGGAAAAGCTGCTGAAAGGCGGCAGCTATGTCACCTTGCCGGACGGTGTGGATGTTGACAAAAGCGACGATGAGTTAAAGATTTTGCGCATCCAGAACCCCAGCCAGGCAAACCTTATCAGCGTTATCAATGTGCAGCCAAATGTGCAGAATGACCAGAACATGTTGGAGTACAACTATAACTGGGCAAAATCTGCTTTGGGTATTACCGATGCTTTCCAGGGCAAGTACGACAGCTCCGCTACTTCTGGCAGTGCAAAGCAGTTCAGTGCGAACCAGAGCGCAGGACGTTTGCAGAGCAAGCGTGAGATGAAGAACAACGCCTACGCCAGGCTGTACCGGCTGATGTTTGAGTACTTGCTGGCCTATGCGGACGAGCCGTACCCAATGACCGAGACAGACACGGACGGGGAGCAGCAGTTCGGCCACTTTGACCGCAACGACTTTTTGAAGCGCGACGCTGCCGGGGAACTGTATTGGAACGATGAATTCATCTTTGAGGTAGACCCGGCCAGCAACCTTGCCAGCAACCGGGAACGGCTGTGGGATATGGCAAAGGTGGATTACCAGGCTGGCGCGTTTGGCCCCATCAACGACTTGGAGAGCCAGCGCACCTATTGGACGTGGCTGCGCAATACCAATTATCCGTATTCGGCTACTGTGCTGGCGGATATCCGACAGCGGCTTAGTGAGCAGCAGCAGATGCAGGCCATGATGAACCAGGGGGTAAATGCAAATGACATGGGAACAGATCAAGCTGTCATCCTTGCAGAAGATGTTCGCCAGTGACGGCACAGACATCTCGAACCCAGACGAAGCGACAAAAGAATATTTAAACGCTATGCCGCAGGCAGCAAACGAAGCCATTGAAATGATTTGCACTGCCGGGCGGTACTTGCGCAAAAGCTACACGACCAGCAAGGACAAGGGCGAAGCTCTGACGGTAAACCTTGAATACGAAGTGCCGGACTACTGGCGCATGGGGAACATGGAGGTTTACAAGCTGGTGGACGATACCCCTGAACCTGTGGACGGTGTGGCGCTGTACGGCGGTAAGTATCTGGTATTCCCGGCGGAATATGAGGGGGACTTTGAGTTTTTTTACGATGCCAAGCCCACAACCATTACGCTGAGCACGCCGGATTCCAAGAAGATTGATTTGCCGGATGACGCGGTGGTGCTGCTGCCGCTTTACATTGCCAGCCAGCTATACAAGGATGATGACATTGCCATTGCCACTTACTACCGCAACGAGTTTGAGACCGCCTTTGAACGACTGACGAATCCGAGAACCGTAAGTAAGGAAAGCTTTACAAGCAATACAGGGTGGTGGTAAGCATGGCTACCTTTACGATACCCAGCCAGGTTGCCCGCAGCAAACTGGCGATTGATAAAATGCTTGGCATTGATTATACCAGCAACACCGCCAATGTAAGCGTGAGCCAAAGCCCCAACGCGCAGAACATGATACGGTCAGAACCCGGCAAGGTGCGCAAGCGGATGGGATATAAGCTGCGAGCGGCTTTTCCGGCCCGTGTGAACGGTTTCCACGAGCTAAAGGGTAAGAGCCTTATCCATGCTGGAACGGCGCTATACGAGCTGCCGGAGGGCGGCAAGGAAGTGGGCAATGCACTGTACAGCGACATGGCAGATGCCCGCAGCAAAAGTTGGCAGATGGACGATAAGTTGTTTATTGCCGACGGAAAGTGCCTGCTGGTATATGACGGCGAAACTGTAAAAAAAGCCAGTGACGATGCAAAAATCCCGACGCTGACGATTGCCAAACCACCGCAGGGCGGCGGCAAGGAATACGAAGCGCTGAACCTGTTGCAGCCGAAGTTTAAAGAACTTTTTGCCAGCGATGGAAAAGCTACCGAGTATCATCTTAGCTTTTCGGGACTGGACAGCGAGGACGTAACTGTACGTAAGCTGAACAGCAGCGGAGAATGGGAAAATGTGACCAGCGGGTTTAGCTGCAACAAAGCAACCGGGGTTGTTACGTTCAGCACGGCGCCCGGCAAAAGCCCGGTAGAGGGTGAGGACAACATTGAAATCACAGCAACCAGAACGGTAGAGGGCTATGCCGACCGCATCAACAAATGCTGCATTGGCATTTTGTTTGGTGTGAACGGCGCAGCAGACCGCCTGTTTTTGAGCGGCAACCCGGATTATCCGAACCAGGACTGGTACAGCGGACAGTATGACTTGACCTATTGGCCGGACACCGCCTACAGCAAACTGGGAACGGCTAAAAGCGCCATTATGGGCTACTCCATCATTGAGAACCGCATTGCAGCCCATAAGGACGAGCATGAGACCGACCGGAACGTTGTGATACGACAGGGTAATTTGGTGGACAGCGAACCGGCTTTCCCCATTACCAACACGATACAAGGCCCCGGCGCAATTGCAAAATACAGCTTTGCCTACTGCGCCAATGAGCCTGTTTTTTTGACCAATTTAGGAATTTACGCCATTACCCCCAGCGACATTGTGGGCGAACGATTCAGCCAGAACAGAAGCTATTACATGAACGGCAAGCTGCTGGATGAAGCAAACAAAGCGGATGCTTACGCCTGTGTGTACAAGGACATGTATTGGCTGTGCCTGAACGGCGTTGCTTATATTTTGGACGGGCAGCAGAACTTGGGCACAAACAAAAACGAGCCGTACTCGACCCGGCAATATGCCTGTTTTTATGAGACAAATATCCCAGCGCGGGTCATGTGGGTAGATGGCACAAATTTGTTTTTTGGGGCAGACAATGGCAAAGTATATGAGTTTTACACTGACCCGAACGAGATTACAAGCTACAATGATGACGGTGCTGCGATTTCTGCGGAATGGGAAACCCCAGATTTGGCCGGTGCATTATTTTATAAAAATAAGAGTTTCCGTTATTTGGCCTTGCAGATGGCACCGAGCGTTGTTACTTCTGTTGCGGTATACGCAATGAAGCGCGGCATATGGTCAAACATCTGGAACGACAATACCCACGCACGATTTTTTAGTTATCATCAGCTGCGTTATTCGCGCTTTACTTATTCCAACGACCAGACGGCGCGAACGCTGCACAACAAAATCAGGATTAAACGGGTAGACAAGGCAAGGTTCCGGTTTGTAAACGATACGTTAAATGAGCCGTTTGGATTGATGCAGATTGCCGTTGAATTTGTAGAAAACGGAAACTTTAAGGGGTGAGATTGTGGCCTTTAAAAAAATTAGTGATTCCGATTTGCAGAATAAGGGAAACATTGGCATGCCAGATACGCCCGGTTTAAGCACTGCTGACATGCAGAAAAAAATGGATGAAATCCCGCGTGAAATCATTATCCCTGTTTTAAATGCCCTGATTGACGGGCTGAACGGGATGGATTTGGATAAAAGAACCCATAACGGCGGCGGCTGCCTTTATATCCGTGTAAACAGTGACCGCGTTATTGAAACCAGCGATGACAGCACTTCCTGGCAGGCGACAGGTAGCAGTGGGCACTTAATCATTGACGAGACCGGCAATGAAATGCCGCAGCGAAACCGCATGCAGTTTTTGGGGGCCACCGTTACCGATACGGGGCTTTACACGGTTATTCAGGCGCGAAAAGGCGACCCAGGGCAGCAAGGCCCCCAGGGGCCGGTAGGACCGCAAGGCCCGCAGGGCGTGCAAGGGCCTATTGGCCCGGCAGGCCCACAGGGCGCACAAGGCTTACGCGGTGCAACGGGCGACCCCGGCCCAGCAGGCCCGGCAGGCGCAACAGGTCCTACCGGACCGAAAGGAGAAAAAGGCGAAAAGGGAAGCGACGGTTCCAGCTTTGTTGTGAAAGGCTTGTATGCCACGCTCTCCGCACTGAAAGCTGCACACCCAACCGGCGTGGCTGGAGACGCTTACGCGGTTGGAACGGCTGACAACAACGTTGTGTATTTGTGGGACGTTGACAAGAGAGCATGGGTATCTGTTGGAACGCTGCAAGGCCCGCAAGGTCCTACCGGCCCGCAGGGGCCGCAGGGGCCTACCGGCTCTGTTGGGCCGCAGGGACCTACCGGCCCGCAGGGCGAAACCGGCCCGCAGGGTAAACAGGGCGTACAGGGTGAGCCCGGCGAAAAAGGTGAGCAGGGAATCCAGGGTTTGCGCGGCGAGCAAGGCCCTACCGGCCCGCAGGGGCCGCAAGGCGAAAAGGGAGACCCCGGACTTGTACAGAGCGTAAACGGTAAAAGCGGCGAAGCAATTGTGCTTACCGCAGAAGATGTTGGCGCGTTGGATGAGAGCACAGCAAAAGAACTTATCAGCAGCCAAACGTCCGGGAAAATGGCGGCAAGCACCTATGACCCGCAGGGGCGGCGGACCGATATTTTCAAGGCGATCGACAAGGTCTCCAACATCTACTATGCCACGCTGACGCTGGGCAGGTGGACGGCTTGCAGTAGCGCAGACCAGGCCAAAGACCTACTGTGCCAGCAGACGGCTACGCTGACCTGCGCGAACAGACATGCGCCGGTGGTGACGGCTGCCAGCGAGTTTTTGTCCGGCATCGGCTACGACAAGACCGGGGTGCCCGCTACCGATGATGTGCTGAATGAAGTGCAGGACATCATCAACGACGGCGTGACGGTCACGGCGTACAATTCGGTGCTGGTTAAGGTAAAAGAAAAGCCCACCGCCGAAATCCGGGCGCGGTGGGTCATTCAAAGCTGATGGAGGTTTAGCATGAAACATTGTAAGAAATCTGCGGCATGTGCTGCGCGTGGTGGCTGCTGATGGGAGTAGCACCGAGGATTCCGGGAGAGAACGCAAAAGGGAAAACGCTTGCACAAATCTATGAATACGGGATGGGGTCGGCAAGCATTAAGGCACTTTACTGTAACGAGAAATTGGCAAGCGCTTCAGATGGCACTTTTGAAATCCATATTAAAAAAGCGGGTACATATCGGCTTATTGGCTGGGTGCAGGCACGGGATTCCGCCTATAAGGCTTATTTGAAATGCAATGATGTTACAATCTTCGGCCCTTTTATTAACAGCGGTTTTGACCTTGAAAAAAAATTAAGTGCAGGAGATGTCATCAGTATCCCCAGTCAGTACATGGATTATTATTCTACAGCATCTGCAACATTGATTATACTTACAACTTAATGGAAGCGAGTGATTTTATGGGAATGTCGCCGAGAACACCTGGCGGTAAAAAATTGAAGTTGCTACTGTAGAAATTTACGTCTACAAATAACGAGGTACAAAATGAAAATCTACGATGAAATCACCAACGAGGAACTGACCTCTCCCGACCTGTCAGCGGGTTATCTCTACACCGCCCGGCGGGTTGCCGAGCATGTGCCGGAGAGCCGGGAAGTGATGCAGGGCACTGTCACCGAGGCGAACCCGCAGGGTCTTATGCGCATCATTCCTGCCCATGACGTGTACGAGGACTGCCAGTTCTACCACGCTTACACGGCAGAGGAACTGGCCGAGCGGGAAAAACCCACGCTGCAGGAACAGGTGGACGCCAACGCGGCGGCCATTTTGGAGCTGGCCCAGATGCTGGCCGGAGGTGAATGATATGGTACAGTTTTATATCTGCTGCATCAAGCGCGGGCTGATTACGCTGGACAAAGTGCCGGAGAAATGGCGTGAGGCCGTAATGGCAGAGATGGAGGGAGCATGACGCATGAAGTAGTGCTGCAGGGGTACAACGTAAAGCCTGGTTCCCTGCAGCTTGGAACCTTTGACAGCTACGGCATTGAGAAAATCCACGTGACGGCAGATGACAGTTGGGATGGGCTGGCCATTGTTGTAACTTTTAATCCACCAGAAGGTGACGCGGTAGAAGTGCGCGTGCCTGCAGATGGTACGGTAGATGTACCGCCTGAGGCGACCACTTACGAAGGCAAGGGCACCATTGTATTTTGCGGTGTTGACAGCGGTGTACAGCGCATTACAAAAACAATGGGCTATGTGGTAATTACCCATGCAAATGTTGGCACTGACACAGCCTTTACGCCAAGCGAGGATTTGGCCGCGCAGGTATTGAACGCCGCTTTGAGCGCAGAGCGCAGCAGCACAGAAGCAAACACGGCGGCACAGGGCGCACAGAAGGCAGCAGAAAATGCAGCAAGCGCGGCACAGGCAAGTGCCGAATCCGCTAACAAGGCAGCGGCGGAAGCGGCAGCGGCCAAACCTTACACCGAAAGTGCAAAAGCAAGTGCAGAAGCGGCAAGGGATTCGGAAAATCAGGCGCAGCAATCCAGCACGGAAGCAACCGCTGCGAAAAATGCCGCACAAAATGCACAGGCTGGTGCAGAAAGCTCCGCATCGGCTGCGGCAAAGTCAGCAAAAGAAGCGGCTGCCAGTGCGGTAAATCTGGACAATGCTGTAAACACGGCAACGCAGAAAGCAGCGGCAGCAAGCGCTTCGGCAGCAGCGGCAAAGGCGAGCGAGAATGCAGCAGCCAACAGTGAGGCAGCGGCGAAAACGTATGCCGAGAGTGCGCGGACGGCCAAAAACAGTGCTGCCGCCAGTGCGGAAACCGCGAACGCGGCGAAAGATTCGGCCAGCGCCAGTGCCAGAGATGCAGCCGCAAGTAAAATTGCAGCAGCGGCCAGTGAGAAAAATGCAGCGAAATCCGCGAACAGCGCTGCTGATAGCGCGGCGGCGGCCAAAAAGAGCGCGGAAAATGCCGACAACACTGCCAACAGCATCAAGGATTCTATGACGCAAATTTCCGAGAACAAGGAGGCGGCTAGTAAGCTAAAGGAAGATATAGAGAATACAAATTCTATTCTTGAAGAAAATTTAGTTCGGATTAGCGCAAACCTTATAAACCCAGACAACATGCTTGAAAACACAGCTATTACAATTTCAAATAGAATTTCGACCTCATCAAATACAACGTACAAGTCCTATCTAAACATACCTGTTAAAGCCGGAGAATCGTATTATATTGGAAATTCGCATAGGGTGGCTTGTGTTATTGACGACGCAGAAAATAAGTTGGTCTTGCAGTCTAATACACAAAATAAAACAGACCCGTTTATTTTCAACGTAGAAAAAAGTGGCTTGCTATGCGTATGCTTTTACATGACAGAAGAAAAGCCGTGGGTTGCACTTGCTGAAAAAGAAACAGAATACGAAGAGTACGGAAGTAAGTTGTTGCAGGAATGGCTTAAACTACAAATTGAGAAGTATGGCTATTCAAATCCGCTAAAAGGGAAAACAATATATAATTTCGGTGATAGCATATCAAATGGGCAAGGCAATTTGGTAGGCGATAAACGCCTTGGCCCCGCAGAGCTTGTTGCTCTTGATAACGATATGATCTGCACTGATTTTGCTGTCAGTGGTTCCACAATGTCTACTGCTGGAGGCGGGAATTATATCTTAAAAAGGATTAACGATGCTATATCGGCAAGCCCTATTACGCCCGACTTTGTGCTTCTTGCCGGAGGAATCAATGACCTAAAAGTTACATCGGTTGGCGATTTTTCAGAGCCGTCAAGCGACGATGACTTCGGAGAAAAATACATCAGTTTGCTCGATACATCGAATTTTTCTGGTGCATTTGAAACTGCAATTTATAGAATTTTGAACGCTTGGCCCGGAACACAGTTGATATACATGACGGAGCACAAAATGCCAAGCCATTACAATGATGGAACGGAAACTCTATATCAAACTGCGAAAAAAATTTGCAAAAAATGGTGCGTTTCTATATTGGATATGTGGAATAGTGGCGGTTTAAATATGTCCGTGCTCGCAAATAACAAAGCGTATGGAACGGGCGATGTAAACTTAGATGGTACACACACAGATACAACACACCCTAACGGAGAAGCATACAGACTATACTATGTTCCAAAGTTAAAGTCAAAACTTTTAGAGTGTTGCCCTAAAACTAATTAACTAAATAGGGCTTTAGCCGACTAACAAACAGAAAGGACAACAAAACATGAGACTTTCAAACGGTGAAGTCCTGCTGCACTGGCCGCTGGACATTCATGTATTGACGCAAGGATGGTATTACAACGACGGCAGTTTGCACCAGGCCGTTGACCTGCGCACCCAGATCGACAACATGTATATCCGCCCGGTCTATGCTGCCGAAGACGGCACAGTGGATCAGACCCAGGATTGGGACGGACACACGCGGACGGGTATGCAGAGCTATGGTAACATGGTGCGCATCAAGCACGCCAACTACAAAAACAAGACCTTGCAGACGCGGTACGCCCACCTATCCAGCTATTGCGTCAAGTACGGCCAGAGGGTCAAAGAGGGCGAAATCATCGGCTACAGTGGCGTGACCGGCAATGTGTACGGCGCTCACCTGCATTTTGAGGTCATCCTGGGCGGCAAGCGCACCAACCCACTGACCTGGCTGGACAATGACTATACCCTTGCCACGGGCCGGGAGTATCAGTTTAACAAGGGCGAGCATAGCGTTGTTGTGCCGGAGGCTGACAAGCCTGCCGAGAATACGAGCCAAAGCAAGCTGCAAGTCATCACGATTGGCCCGGTATCACAGGGAGATGCAGACGCAATTTATCTGCTGTGCAAGGAGCGCAACCTGACGGATGCCGGGCTGTACAAATCTGAATGGGCGGAGGTGTGATGCCGATGCAGCACGTATTTTCGTTTACGATTGCGGAAGCCTGGGCGTTTTTGATTTACGCGGCGGGTGCTGCTGCCGGACTGTATGCCGGGGGCGTGGCTATCAGCAAAGTCATCACCGCAGTAAAAAAGCCAAAGACCGACCAGGACAAACGCATTACCAAGTTAGAAGCGCGGGTGAACGCTATGGAGGTCCTTTTGAAAAACGACAAATTGCGGCTTGACCGCATGGGTGATGGGCAGCACGTGACCATGCAGGCGCTGCTTGCCCTGCTTGACCACAACCTTGACGGAAACAACATTGACCAGATGCAGAAAGCAAAGGAAGCATTGCAGAAGCATCTGATTGGCTGAAAGAGGGTGCATATCTATGGGCGATTTTTTGAAAAATCTTGCAGCGCTTATCAAGGTGAAAACCATTGTAACGCTGGTGGTGGTTGCGGTTTTTGCGGTGCTGGCATTGCAGAGCAAATTACAGCCTGACACGGTCATGACCATTGTGACAATGGTCGTGGCTTTTTATTTTGGTACACAGACCGAAAGCAAGAACAATAAGGATAAGTAAGGAGGCGCTTTTATGCCGAAACCAGTAACAGGTTCTACGAAGGATTATTATGTGAAGCCCGGCACGACAACGGCCAACAAGTACGGCGGCAGCCGCAACTATTCCACTGGCAGCAACAAATTCGCCAGCAGTAATGCCGGCAGCAACTCTAATGGCAGTGGCTACAGCAGTGGAAACCGATACAGCGGCAGTTCCGGCAGTGCGGCAAGTGCAGCAGCGGCAGCGCCTGCCGCGACCAACAGCGGTATGAGTGCTTGGCAGCAGGCACAGCAGGCCATTCTTGCCGCGCAGAATGCTGCCGCCGAACAGCTGCGTGCCGCGCAGGAAGCGCAGCGGAGAGCCCGCGAAGAAGCATACCAGAAAGCCGCTGCGCAGCAGAAAGCAAATTACGACTTTTCTGCCGGGCAGGTAAACGATGCGACCGGCAAAGCATTGCAGGAAGCCTATATAAACCGCATGCTGCAAAATAAGAATTTGCAGCAAAGCCTTAGTGCGCAGGGGCTAAACGGCGGTGCAAGCGAGACCACGACCGCCGGTATGTACAACAACTACAACAACGCCCGCAACGATTTGGAAACCGAACGCCAGAGCCAGCTTGCAAACCTTTTGAACACCTATCAAAACAACATGGCGCAGTTGGAACAGCAGAGAGCCAGCGGCGCGGCAGCGGATTTGAGCCAGTACCAGACCGCTTTACAGAACCTTACAGCCGGGAACACGGCGAACCTTATCAGCCTGCTGCAAGGTTACGGCGATATGGCAAGCAGCGTGCCCGCCACGACCGCGCGTTATAATGCCCAAACCGGGCAGTGGGAATACGTTTAAGACTATGCCGCCCGCAATGGGCGGCTTTTTTAGCATAAGGAGGACACCTGATGGCTAAAATGAGAAGCCGCACCGAAGCGCTTGTAAATGCCTACCTGAACAATTACCAGAATGCAAACGCTGCTACGGTTAGCGGCGGGCGGAGTGCGCAGCAAAGCGCCCAGAGCCGGGGCAGTGCCATTATGAACGCTACCGACAAAACGCTGCCTGCGCTGAAAGATTACAGTGCTGACGTGCTGAACGGTATTATAAAGAGTGCCGACAATGCGCAGAACACCGCTATCAGCAATTTTAAGCTGGCGAAAAAGCAGATAGAAGCGGAGCAGAAAGCGGCAGAAAAAGCGGCGAAAGCAGCGGCGAAAAGTTCCGGGAAATCCAGAAGTAAAAAGTCCGGCAAAAAAAGCAGCAGTACGAGCAGCACAGACGATGCCAGCGGCAACAATACATCGCTAAACAGCTTGTTTGGCGGCGCTGCAAGCACCAGTAGCGGCACGACGGGCAGCACAGCAGGCAGCAAGCCTAAGGCAGATGACACGAAAAAGGATAGCGAAAAGACAAAGGGAAAGAGCGCGCAGGAAAAGTATCTGGAATCCAAGAAAGCAGGCGCGCGCACGACCGCTGCAAAGAGTTATGCCGAGCGAAACGGGACAGGCCGCGTAAGCGCCGCGCAGCCCGCGCAGAGCCGCGCTGTGGCGCGGGGCGGGAAAGTTATCGGCAGCAGTTACGCCGCCGCAGGAAGCGCCCCCAGCGCGGCAGAGACGCAGGCCGCAAAGAACAAGCGCAACGACTACAAGAGCCGGCAGGAGGACATTGCCGCTGCGCTTAAAAAGCTGCAGAGCGATGCGGATTACCGTGCCGAGCTGGCTGCTCCGGGCCGCAAGCTGACTGGCGCCGAAATCCAGGCGGTAAAGGAATATAACCAGAAGCCAGGAGACTTGTACAAGCAAATGCAGGCCGGCGAACTTTCGCTGGATGACTATAACAAACAGGGGCAGGAACTTGCCCGTATGAACCAAAAAGCCGACCTGCACGGGCTGGGGCAGGATATGCAGGCGTTTACCGCCGGCCTGATGACATCTGTGCCATTTTTGAAACAGGTGGACAGCGCTATTAAAGATTATGGCAACAAAGCCACCAACGGGCAATACGGGAAATCCCTTGAAAGCGGAGCTGTGGCAGACTTTTTGCCGGCGCTGGAAAACTCTAAGGAACAAAACCGCATTGCTGCCGGTGCTGGCACAATGACCGGCAAAGCGGCGCAGTACGGTTTGTTTAATAACCTAATGGAAGGCACGCCGCTTGCGGAGACGATGGGCGAGGTGGGCGGCAAGGTGGCAGGTGCGGCCAGCAAGGTGCCCGTACTGGGACGATTTGCCACGCCGGCCGCCGGTGAAGCGCTGGGGCGCATTTTGACCGACCAGACGGCTGATACCGTTTTGGATACCGTCCCCAGCCTTGTGAACGATTTGCAGACCTACGATGACCAGCAGAGCCGCATCAAGAACGGGGAACAGGTAGACGATGCCCTGACACCCGGGCAGATCGGGCTGAACACGCTGGGCAACGTTGCGCAGAACCTTGCGTTTAACGCTATCCCAGAAGTGGGCGGCGCGGTGTTGAACCGGCTGAAAGGTCCCCTTGAAAATGCCAAAGCGGCCCGGGATGCGCTGGATGTGGAGCAGGCACGCGGCATGGTAGATGCCTATGAGGGCTTGCAGCAGAACAGCATTACCCGCCCGGCGGAGGCCCTGAATGATGTGAATACCAGCATCGACTCAGCATCCGCGTTGAAAGACGGAAGTGCTGTGGATGATACCGGCAGATGGGCTGTGCAGAATGCGGAGAATTTGCCGATTGACGCACAGCTGGCAGAAGCCTACAATAGAGGCAACGGAGGTGTTGTAAATGACAACTTGGGAGCAGGCGTTCGAGCAGACGTTCCCGGGAACGCTGACGCTGGCGCAAGCTATGAAGCGAAACCCGGAGGAACTGGAAGCGGGATTGCTGGACAAGCTGCAGAAGCAGGGATTGGTGGCGCCGCGAGTGGCAACGGAGCAGGAGTACAAGGAACTGCTGCAGAAAACGCTCAAACGGTGGCTGAGTGGGCAAAATCAATAACCGGCAAGAACCGACAGAGCGTGTACACACGGCGCATTGAGGACCTGTATGCCCGGATGCAGAACGGGGCCAGCCGGGATGAGCTTTTGGAAGAAGCCGGAAACATTGCCGCCGGAATTGTGAAAGAGCGGGACTTTGCGGAGCCGCTGGACGAAGCGACAACGGCTTTGCGGGATTACTTTAAATCGACCCCTGTACGTCTGGATGAAAAGGCGGCAGGGGATATTTTGTCTGCCAGCGGGCTGAAAAGCATCCAGCAGTACAATTTCCAGAACGGAACCAACTTCTCGCTGACGAAGGGCGTGCCCTATGATTCGGCCATGATGGAGCTGGCGGAGATGGGCACCGGCGTAAAGGGAACATCGGTAGATGACCTGATGGCGGCGGTGCAGAGCAGCAATGCAAAACCGCTGGTGGACATCGATATGGCGGCTGCCAGCACGGACTACTACCGGGACGCGATTTTGAACGGGCCGACCGGGCAGGAGATCGGCGGGGAAGATTTTGAGAACTGGCTGAATGTGCAATCCTTTGACCGAGATGCACCGGATTATGTACAGCGGCTTTTGGAGCGAGATAGCATCCCCGCGTTGAACCAGACTACGGAGACAGTGAGTGAACCTGTTCCCGGTATGGGAACTGCGAATAATGCGCGGCAGGTTGTGCAGGAACAACCGCTGAACGGCAGCGAAAGTGTGCCGAGTAATGCTATCGGTGCGGAAAGAACCCTGTACAACCGCGAAGAAGTACCGAATCTGGATTATGCCAACCAGCGCGTTATGCAGGGGGACATGGATGCCCAGACCGCCGCAGAGCTTGGCATTGGCGAGCAGACGCACACTGTTTACAGCCGGGCAGAGGGCAAGGACACGGCATCGCAGGATTTTGATGTACTTGTGCAGAAGACAGGTAGTGTGACCGGAGCCGGACGCACAGTGGCAGATGAGCTGAACAGTAAAATCCAGAATGGGCAATGGGATGCTGCCGATGTGTACGCGGGCAGCCATGCGGCAGAACAGCTGCGCCAGCGTTTGGCAGAACTTCCGGAAGGCAGCGCGGAAGCCGATGTAGTGAAAGCCCAAATTGCGAATATCAACCGCGCCGTAAGCGCCGGGCAGAGCAAGGCCGGACAGGCACTTGTTTCCGGACGATATGCGCAGCCTGACGAATACAGCGGAATCCGGCGGTTTGAACAGTACACACAGAACAGTGTTGACCGCTTTGCCAATACGCGGCAGGGTCAACAGCTGCACGATGTAGCGCAGGAAGTTGCCGACACGATGAATGGGCCGATGGATGATGAGTTTACGGCCTTTGTGCATAGTCAGGGCGTGGACACCGGCGATGATGTGCGTGACCAGCTTGAGTATATGGCCGAACAAATTCAACGCATGGGCCGCGCGCGCAACGTAAACATCAACGAGGAACAGGCCAGAGCTGCCGCAGCCAGACTGCAGGCAGGCGGCACAGTCGAAGACATTTACGGTGCGTTTGCACGGCAGGCCCTTGGCATCGGCGATTTAAGTCAGGAAGATTTAGACTATGCCGTTGACACTTTCCGCCGGATTTCGGACATGCCGGACAGCCGGGAGCGTTACGACCTTGAGATGAGTGTTTACGGCCGCATGGCAAACTATATGCCTGCGCGCGGGTTTGCAGACAGACTGAATAACATCCGTTACCTGTGCATGCTTGGAAACAGCCGCACGCACATCCGTAACCTGATGGGCAATGTCATGATGGGCACGGTAACGCGCGCAAAGGACAATATTGCGGGCGTAATGCAGCTTGCCTTGCCGCAGAACGAACGTACGAAAGCTGTCGGCACAATGCTAACTGCGGATGGGCGGCGAATGGTAAACCGCGCCAGAGACTACGCGGATAACCAGATGTACAGCATACTGTATCAGGATGGCCGCTGGAACATGGATACCGGGCTGCAGGCCGCACGAAACACCTACACCACGCCTGTTGGGCGAGCGATCGGGCGTTTAAGCGACATCAACGGCGGCGCGCTGGAAGCAGAGGATAATTTCTTTTTGCGCAGCGCGTTCGGCAACAGCATGGCAAGCTTTTTAAAAGCACGCGGGTATGACAGCAGCATTTTTGACGCTACGGATGAACACAGCCGGGCTGTACTGCGGCAGGCTGCGGCGCAAGCGCTTGAAGATGCGCGGGAAGCTACATTCCACGAGGACAACTTTTTGAGCACGGCGTTCCGCAATTTCTCAAACGATACGCGGAGACACGGACCTGCCGGGCAGATTGCCTATGCGGTGACAGAAGGCATTTTGCCGTTTAAGAAAACGCCCATCAACATTGCAAAGAACGCATTGGAGTACAACCCTGTCGGCGGAGCAGTAGAAGCGATCTACCGTGGAGCAACCGGGCAGGGTGCAACGCGGGTAATGGACGCTGCAGCAAAGGGCGTAACCGGCACAGCAATTTTGGGCGCAGGTTATTTGCTTGCCAAGAATGGTATGCTGACCGGCGGTGCAAGCGGAGATGACCGCGCCGACAACTACAATGAAATGCTGGGCGATCAGAATTATGCCGTAAAAATTCCCGGGAAAGGGACTTATACGCTGGACTGGGCGAGCCCGTCGAGCGTGCCGTTGCTGATCGGTGCGCAGATCGCTAAAGACCAGGAAGACGGCGGAGAGTTTAATTTGACGCAGACTCTGGATAGGATGCGCCAGATTACGCAGCCCGTACTGGAAACCACGATGCTGCAAGGCTTGAATGACACGCTGGACAGTGTAAGCTATGCAGATTCCAATGACAAGTTGGCAACGCTTGCGACAAGCGCACTGGGCAGCTTTGCAAACCAGTTTGTGCCTACGGCTTTAGGACAGGTGGCGCGGACGGTGGACGATACCCGGCGCAGCAGCTACGGCGGTGGCGACACAAAGACCGAACGGGATATTGGGTACAATATCCGCAAGATGGAGAGCAAAATCCCCGGGCTGAGCAAAGAAAGTGAGCCGTACATTGACCAGTGGGGCCGTGAGGAAGCGAGTCTTGACGGGACGGACGATTCAGCGGAAGGGATGTTCCTGCGCGGTGCGTACAACATGCTTAGCCCCGGTTATGTGAGCTCCGAAAGTATTACTCCGGTTGACGAGTATCTGCAAGGACTGTATGGCAGCACCAACGACAGCCATGTCTTGCCTGAAAAAGCCAGCAGCAAAATTACCGTTGATAGCAAAGACTACTACATGACCCCGGAGGAAAAGACCGAGTATGCCAAGACGAGCGGGCAGACGGCCTATGACATTATCGACAGTCTGCGGCAGAACGATATGTTTTTGAAGCTGCCGGAGGACCAGCAAAGTGCACTTGTGCAGGAAGCATACAGCGTTGCCAAGACCGTTGGCGGCGTGGCGGCTGTGGGTGACGGCGTGAGCGGCACGAACTCGAAAGCCTACGAAGCGTATCAGCAGGGCGGCGTTCCGACGCTGAAAAGCTATCTGCTTGCCAAAAACGCAACAGATATTGCCAGGGATGAAAAGCGAGAGGCGACAGGGAGCGATACTGCGAGCCTGGACACGGTGGAGACATGGAATACACTGTACTCGCAGTTTGGTGATGATGCCATCCCGCAGTTCGTAGATACCTCAGATGATGACAGTGCTGTGCGGCGCATTGACCAGTATGCGGGAGACAACGGCGTAAGCGCTTATATGCGTGCCTACAGCGCTGTTGCAAACACACTGAAAGATGGACAGACACCAAACAAGTATTACGTAGGCATCGGCATGCAGAAGTATGGCCTTAACGGGGAAGATTTTGCAAGAGCTTACCTTGCAGCATACAGCAAAACCGACAAAAAAGGTGCTGAAATGTACAAAAAGTACGGCGTAGACGGCTTAAAAGGCTGGGTTGAGTTTAAAGCCTATGCCGACGCAGACGGAAACGGGCACTTGAAAAAGACCGAAGTCACCGACCAGTTAAACAAAATGAGCCTTACTGAACAGCTGTACAACGCCTACTACAATGCAGCAATGGGGAAATGACTATGAAGTTTGATTTTTGTATGAGCCGGGACGAGTATGACGACCTGGTGTTCAGCCTGACAGACGACGAGAGGGAAGTGCTGGACATGCGGCGGCATGGACGGCGCAACGCTGAAATAGCAGCGGAAATGAACTGCTGTGAGCGTACAGTGAACCGGCATGTAAAAAGCATCAAGAACAAATTGAAATAACCACCTGATTTTGCGGGGGCAATGTGCTGAAAAGGCATGTTGCCCCCAGCTTTTTTGTTTTGGCGCAAGGATGGCGTGAAGGTGGCGCGTTGGTGGCCTACAGGAGAACCATATACACGGTATACTATAAGTACCATAAGCGCTATGGAAATTATTACGAAAGGAACCTGAACTATGGAAATGAATTATGCTTCCAAAGGCGTTGCCAATGCTGGCCTTGCCACCGGCATTATCGGCACCAGCCTGGGTGCCCTGAATGCGCTTGGCGGCATGGGCGCACTTACCGGTGTGATTGGCCCGCGCGGCACTTGCAGCGAAGACCACACCATCAACCGCTATGAGCTGGCGCAGGAGCGGAAAATTGCAGAATTGCAGAGCCAGATCGCACTGCGGGATGCCAACACCTACGGCGACCAGAAAATGCTTGAAATGTACAAGTACATTGACGGCAAGCTGAGTGCCATTGACACGAAGTTCTGCGAGCAGGCTGTGCACAACCAGCGCACGGAAGACAGCTTTACGTTGGCGCGGCAGGACATTGCATCGGTGCGCAGCGAGCTTGACCAGAAGATCAAGCTGGAAGCCGAGCGCCGTTGCTGCGGTGATAACTCCATCGTGACTTACGCAAATGCTACCTTCTACCCGAAGATGGTTGCGGACGTTACTGTCGGCACCGCCACGACTGCGCAGACGCTGTACAATCCGCTGCCCAAATGCGGCTGCGACTGCAACAGCTAAACGCGAGGGGGCGGCAACAGCCGCCCCTTTATCTTATGATGCGAGGTGTATCACATGGTCAGTATCGAGAAAGTACAGCGCGGCATTGCCGCCTACATGGAGCAGGAAATCATTGCCCGGTTGCCGGAAGGCAGTCTTGGAAAAGCAGCGGCAAAGGGTGCAAAGTTCGTGTTTTTGGCACGGAGCAAACAGGCTCTTGATACGCTGGCACAAAACCCGGTTGCAAAAGCGTTCGGGCTTGCAGACACCGGGGAACTGGACGTGGATATGGCGTGCGATGCGGCAAAAGAAGCCATCGGGGACAGCGGGCTTACCGTTACTTTGCCTGTGCTTGGCAGTCTTACTTTTTACCCTGCTGATGTGGATACGCTGAAACGCATGATCGTGAGTGCATAAGGAGCCAACATGAACTATCTTGAAAAGCTGGAAGCGGAAAAGCTCAATTACATGGAGCTGCCTGTAACGCTGGGCAGCATGGAGATGATCCGCGAGATTGAAAAGACGAAAGAATGCCTGCATGGCAGCCGAACCGGAGAAGAACTTACCCGGGAAGACGCAGAAACATGGCAGCGCCACATGCAGAACGCCGACGGCACAACGGGTGCCCATTGGGAACCGGAACAGACCCGCGTGTATATGGAATCCCGCGGAGTTGACTGCGAGGTTTGGAAGTGGGCCGCTGTGATGAACATGATGTACAGCGACTACTGCAAGGCCGCACGCAAGAACAGCGTGGACCGGCCGGAGTTTTATGCAGATCTTGCGGCGGCGTTTTTGGAGGACAAGGACGCGCCGGAGGACAAGGCCGGGCGGTATTACCACAGTATTGCGGCAGTGCAGGAATAAAAAATCAGCCCGCAGCTGACGAGGATTTTTCGTCAGCTGCGGGCTTTGCTGTGTCATGGGAGAATATCAAGTTCCCATCCGGAGGGAAGTTCTAAGAGAAACAAGCCGGTGCGTTCCTGGGCACGTACCCAGAAATCAGAGCGGTTCAGTTCTTTTGCTGTATCCCGGCGCGATTTGCCCTCAAAGTAAATGGCAATCAGGACGGATTGCTGGTCGGAGTTGAGGGGTTTCATAGCTTCGTGCCGCTTGGAATAGGCTGTGTTCATCTCGGCGCGGGCACGGCAGTACCGGGCATAGGCTTTATCGTACCGCTCTGCCAGGCGGGCCACCGGGTCGGAGCGGGCGTTGCCTTTTGGCATACCATCGGCAGGGTGAGCCGACATGGCGGCGTTGGATTCATAGAATTTATCGCGGGCCTCTATGAAGGCTTTCTGATAGGCGGCGTATTTTTCCATCCATTTTTGACGCTGGGTGTTGCCGCAGGGTACGTTATTTTCCATTGCTGATTCCCTCCAACCAGTAATCTTTTTTGCACTGCTCGCATGGTTTCCCGTTCTTTACGCATTTGCTTTTATACGATTTATCAATTTTTTTAGGGCATATATTTAGAATACCGTTTTTCATTGGGGCATTTGAAAAATACCTTTCAAAAGCATCTTGCCTTGTACGCGGCCACTTTTCCGTCCAATCAATTAGCTTTTGCGTTCGCTCTATAACTTTTATCGTGTCATAGTTGCATAAAGCACAGCCCAAACTTTTACCATCACTGTTTAGTGGACATGCTGCGCAAAACCCATTATACATAGTGCAAAGCTGGGCACGGTATATTTCGTATTGAAAAGCGTCCATTCTTGCTCCTTTCTTCCAGTTTCATGCAGCGCGGAAGCGTGCAAATATCGCCATTTTTCCACTCGCATGTCGCGCAAAGATGTTCGCGGGCGTATTCGTCAACTAGTTGCTGTTTTGTCATGGGGTCACCTCCGGGGGTTTAGGGAGCGGCATCCAATGGGTGACGGCGGTCCCGTTAAATTTTCTTTCTTTTCCGTAGTGAAATATCGCTTGAAATCCATCTCCGATATTGCAAAAACACAATACATACTCGTCTTTTTCCGGCAGCCTGTCTTTAACGCTTATCCATTCACTCATTTGCGGTCGCTCTGGCTCTTTCCCTACTTCCTTGCAGAAGTCCAAGTAATCATCTACGGCATTGCGGAACTCTTTCTCAATATTTTCGATTTCAAACGCATGAAAATTTACCAAATCCTTGATGCCATCCAATGTTCCATGCCAGAGTTTATCGTCTTCATCATACTCTACCGTAGCAGTGTACCCGCGATAAGCAAGTTTTGGCTCTTTCATGTGATCCACGGTTCCGCGCATAATGTGCGCCGTAGACCGTATCGCGTCCGGGTTATCTGCCAATTTCTGCAACTCATTCAGGTCTTCAAGTATACATGTAATGCCGCATGTATTGCACTCTTTTGTTATGTCCGTACACATGCCACAGGCATCGCTGTATTTCGTGATTTTATCGCGGATTGCTTCTTGAAGTTGTGTCATTCTGATACCTCCTCTACATACGCCATGTTCTGGCGCAGATTGAGGGATTTCGGATTGAGAACACAAGCCGGGGCAACAGCGCCGCAGTTGCACGCACCGTAGTTGTACAGCAGACCACCCGCGTTCACAGTGCGAACGATGCTCGATCCTCCCGCGTCGGAATCCTTATCACCACAGCCCCACGGTGTGGCAGTCCAAATCCATCTGTCGTAGTGCGGGATGAACTCACGGTACTTGCGGTACTCGTCACAAGTGAGGATAAAAACAAAGTCCTGTACAGTGCCATAAGCTCTGTCTCCGTTGTCGGCAACAAGGTCAACGGTATGTGGCAGCAGACTCTTTTCCTCAAAAACAGCGTTCGCCATATCAGATAGAATCTCACGTACATTACTGGTGCGGTAGTTATTCCAGTTTCCTTTCTCATCTGTGAATTTATCACTTGGGCAGAATTTTACATCTTTTGTCCACGGCGTTGCCATAATAGCCAGCACGCCGCCGTCAGGGTGGTTCGGGTCAAGGCAGACCCACTCAAAATTCTTGAACATGAAGTGTTCGCCTGGGCGCAGGGTTGTAATGTTAGTCATTGTCAAGCACCTTCTTTCCCTTTGCATCGTAGCGCGTATTCCACTGAGCGATTTGGTCAGCTCCAACAATGCCACGTAGGCTCAGCAAACAACTGTTTTGCGGATGACACCAGATAGTGCTGGGCGCTTCGTTTTCTAGGAAGGCACCACAGAACGGGCAAGGCTTTAGTTCGATATCATCATCATCAATAAACGTTACCATTGTCGGTTACCTCCGTGAGCCAGTATTTGCGGTAGCAGTCGTCGCAGCCTTTTCCATTTGTGCATCCAATGCTTTCATCAATGGTGCAAGGTTTAATACATAAAATTCCATTATCTTCATCTATTGTTGCATTAGGAAACAACTTCAAGAACTCACTCTGACGGGTCTTGACGGGGTGGTCTTTTGCCCATTGCTCAACTTTTGAAACCGTTTCCTCAATGCTTTCAACTAAACCGCCGTCGATCCTAACCATGTTCATGACCATGCACACGCCCTCTTTACAAACAGGACATTCCCTGCAGCTTTGATTTTCGCATAATCTGTTTACCGTCTTGAAAAATTCAACTGCGTCCATTACAATACCTCCAATCTCAAAATTTCATCCCATATGATTTTGTCATACCCGCGCTGCACATACTGGCCGTAGGAGATGTCCAGCGCGGCGGCTTCTCTTACGCACTGTTCAATGGATTTGATGCGGGGTTTCAGTGCTGCCTTTTTATCCGGCTTCTTTGCCTGCATGGTGGAAATAACGCCTTGCTGCTGCGCTTTCTTTTTCTCGTAGTTCTGCTTTGCCTTTTGTCTTGCTTTTTCTTTTATGCAAGTATCACAGAACCGCTTGCATGGCTGCACGTCCCACATCATCTTGCCGCATTTCTCGCAGAATTTAGATACTGTCATAGCTTTAAATCATCATCCTTTGTGACTTCCATTTCTGTCCCGTCTGGAAATTTCCGCATGCGTTTAAACTCCGCAGAATGAATGCACTGATTCATAATGTCCTCGCGCTTAATGTCCAATGCGGCGAGCATTTCAAGGGTAGAAAATCCATCAACGTATGTTTCAATTTTCATTTGGTCATCGTCTATCGTATAAATAATCTGAAATCGTTTCATAACGGCTCCTCCGTCTTTTTGGCATCAATGCCGATGCCCTGTAGTGTTACCTGTGCCCAGAGGTCTGCAAGCTGGTCGTTGCGGTACTCATTGTATTTGTCAGCCACCGGACCGGTCATGTAATTCTGGATTTTAACCAACGTCCGGCGGGATAGCCCTGCCTGATAACAGGCCAGCAAGCAAAGATATGTTGCCCTCGTGGCAATGTCGTTGCGCTCTTTCATTACCGCTTCATAGGCGCGGGATTGAATGTCCTTGATTTTTTCTTCGGCATATTCGTCAACGGCTTTCTGCAATGCCGGGGTAGGGTGTAGTCTTGCTTTCACGTCTTTCAACTCTTTCCTGTTTTGTATAATCCGTATTTTCTGACATCGCGGCGGATTTTGATTCCGCGCTCTGCATCTGCCGCGTCCGCTGCGGCATCTGCAAGCCGCTGTGCGCGGATTTTCTCAAATATGGCCGCATACTCGCCGTAGCGATTGCAAGCGCTGTGGCAGTGCGAATGGCGGTCTGGGCAGTCTTTACAGGGGCTGGTCATCGTCCGACATCTCCTCGATAAAAATTTCTGTGCGTGGATTGGCTTTGTCGTACAGTACGCGGGAGCCGTCCACGCTGGCAATGATGGTGTTATTGTCGTCTGCAAGGATTTTGGCGAATACAAGCGTGTCATGGCAGGCTTCGAGCAAGTTCGTCAGATCTACGCGGCGGCGGGTTGGCATGTAGAACACCGCAGCAACGCGATAGCGTCCCGCCAGCGGGGCTTTCGGCTTTGGGGTGAGATACCACATCGCGGCCTGTTCGTACTTCTTGTACTGCTTGCTGGGGGCGATGAACGGCTTGCCGGTGCTGTGGTTGGTAAGTATCTGCTGGGAGTTCTTTTTGGTGATAGGGGGCAGGGAGATTATGTATTTTTGTATCACGGTACAATCTCCTTTACTTTCGCGTAGTACTTCTCGCTGTACCATATGTCCGGCAGGCGGGGATTTTGGGTAAAACCTGCCTTTTGCAGCTCCTTTTCGGCAGCGCCGGCGGTGGTGTAGGTCTGGTGAGAGTGGCGGATGTCGCCGGTAGAGCGGGAGTAAGTGATGATTTCAATGCGTTTCATCGGCACAAAGCGCCTCTTCCAGGTGCTTTTTCGCGGCTTCTACCAGCATATCTGCATCGCGCAGCTTTTCTTTGGCTTCATCCCGCATTTTCTTCGCATGTGAAAGCTCAACGCAGGCGAAATTAAATAAAAATTCTTTCTCACTCATAGTCTGCAACCTCTTTGAACCGTTGATAGGTTCCGTCAAATGTGATGGGCAGTTCTGCGCATTCTCCGCGCTTGTTTTTGGCGAGGATGAAGCAGTATTTTGTGCCGATGACCTGCCCGCTTTCATCACAGTTGTCTTTCTTGCCAAGCAGGATAACAGCATCGGCATCCTGCTCAATCTGGCCGGATTCCTTCAAATCGCGCATGGATGGTTTTTCATCTCCGCCGCGATTTAGCTGTGCAAGTGCAACCACAAGCCGCCCGGTAGTCTGCGCCATCGTATGCAGCTGCATTGAGATGTTTGTTACGGTCTCGTATCGGCTAACGCCCTTGCAAGGAATCAGCTGCAAATAATCCACAATCACCACATCGGCATGTTTGGCGGCGGCTGTTGCCGAAATCCATGCCACACTTTGCCCGCCTGCGTTTATAAGCCATAGCGGAAGCTGACTGACAGCGGCACATGCTTTGGCGTACTGCGCATCCTGCGCCGGGCGGCGCTTGAATACGATCTCATCCATCGGGATAAGCGCCCAGCAGGCCATCAGCTTATCGAACAAGCCTACCTGATCGGTTTCGTAGCTGAAAAAGCAGACGTTTTTACCGGCTTTTGCAAATTGCAAGGCCATCTGCAAGCCCAGTGCCGTTTTACCGGCAGACGGCCTGCCGCCAACAACAACCATCTGGCCGGGCAAGATAGAGCATTTTCTATCCAACGGTCCCAACATGGTTTTGAAGCTGCGGTCTGTCTTGTCGTTTTGGTCCATCAGCCAACGTCCTGCCGTTTCCGATATGCTCATGCAGCGGTTATCCACCGAATCTTCTGTAAGGACGCTGGCAAGCTCTGTAAACGTTTCGCGCAGCTGGTCGATACTTTTCCCGTCCTCTGCCAAAGAAAGTCCCAGAAGCGCTGCTTTGCGGCGTATGGCGTTATCCTTGACGGCTTTGACAAATTTACGGTAGCCGGATATAGGCGGCATGATCTCTGCGCAGTACATCACGGTATCCTTGTTGCGCATGAGAATAACATCGTCTTCGCTGTAGTAGCCGCGCGATGTGTACAGGTCGCGGATTTCAGCAAAGGCAGCCTTACAAGCGCCGTCGGCGAAATCATCCTCGCTCAAGTGGTCGATGCAGTACAGGATGGTTTTAGAATCCAGTGCCATGATGCCGACAACGCACTGTTCCGGTGTTGCTGGTGTTGCTATCATCAATACCACCCCGATTCTGTTTTTGGCTGCGGTGCGTTTTGCTTACGGGAACGCTCCCAGGTTCGTACTGCTGCTTTCCAGTCTTTCATTGGGTTCTTACCTACCTTCCAGCCCTTGCTTGTGTAGAAGTCGCAAAACTCGCTGCCGTCAATGCCGTTGTTTCGTTCCCGGCAATAGACGTTGACTTCTTCCGGCGTAGGGGGAACAAACCGCTTTGAAACGGACACACCCTCGTCCCCCTGCGGGGGATTATAGGGGGTATATTCTTTACTTCTTACCTTCTTAGTATTAGAGAAGTGGTTGCTAAGTGGTTGCTCGTTGGTTGCTCGTTGGTTGCTGTTCTGGTTGGTTGCTTGGTAATCGGCGTAGTTTTTTACCGTAAATACGGTATATTTGCCCTCTTTTGATGTGGTTACTTCACTGGTTGAAATTAGCTTGGAAATTGCAGTGCGGATTTGTTGGCGTGATAAACCGGTCTGCTTGCTGATTTCTGCTACAGTTGCAACGACTTGACCGCGCTCCAAAGCAATGCCGCGATACGCTTTATCCTCATAGCTGGCAATCAGCAGCAGGTGAATAAACACGTCCTTTGTGGGGCCGTCATCATACCAGCCCCATTCGAGCATTTTTCTATATAGCTTGATGAAGCCCTCGTTTGCCATTTTTCAACACTCCAGGTAATACTCGGCATAGCTGACTTTTTCGCCGTAGCGGTTCTTGCTGCTTGCCGTTCGCTTTTGGATGGGTACGCCGCGTTTTTTCAGATCATTGATGCGGGAAGCAAGGCGGCAGATTCCGTACTCCTGCATGGCCTGTGCAGCGGTCAAGCTGCCGCCGCTCTCTAAGTGGCGAAGGATTCTATCACATTGTGTCACGGTGCATCACCTGTCTTTCTTTCAAAAATTAAAAGGGAAGGTCGCCCTCGTCATCGTCAATCGGGGCGTAGTCTGCATCGGGTTCGCCCTGCGTGCGCTGTGAGGGGGCTGCGGGGCGCTGTGCAGCGTTCTGCGGGGTGGGTCTGGTACTTTCCTTACTCCCACAGAAATTCACGTTCTGGGCCACGATTTCGGTCGTTGTGCGGTTCTGGCCGTTCTTGTCCTGATACTGGCGGGTCTGCAAGCGGCCATCAATGGCGATCAGCGCACCTTTGGGGAAGTATTTGCAAACAAACTCTGCTGTTTTGCCCCAAGCAGTAACGTCCAGCCAGTTGGTCTGGTTCTGGCCGCTGGCATCCTTATAGCCGGAATCGTTGGCGATGCGGAAAGAACAGACGGACTTGCCGCTGTTCGTGGTTTTGAGTTCCGGCGATGCAGCGAGTCTTCCGATAATAGCAACAACATTCAACATAAATTAGTCCTCCGTAATATCGAGATAGTTTTTGTAAAAGCGGCTGCGAAAATCTGCCACCGTCCAGTGATAGTAGGCCATTGCATGGCGTTGGCCATCTTGTTCAAGCCACAGCCGCGTAGCGGCACAGTTATGTACAGCATCAGGCGCGTTTCTATGGCAATCTGCACACAGAGGAACCCAAAGACCGTATTGCTTGCTTTTGTCGCGGCGGCCATTGTATTTGCTTCCGCTGCCAAAAAAGATTTCATGGCGCTCGGTCGGTTTCCATTGCTGGCATTTGTAGCATTTAAACCCATCAATTGGCATAATAGATGGCGCATAACCGTTTCGGTCAAGCTGAATGCCGTATTCATTGTGCGTCGGTCGGCGCATCGTCTGTCAGTCCTTTCAGTTTTGCGATTTCTTCCGGGGTCATGGTGGGAATGCTCTGCTGTTGGCATTCCTGCACAATCAGCTCAATCAGGCGGTGCATCTGAGATGTATCAAACACGCTGGAACCGTACCAGCATTGCAGGGTGTAGAACGCGCCCTGCGGGGTTGCCATTTCGTCCAACTTATGCACCTGCCAGCCATCGCCTTTTGCTTCCCAGCCGACCTTAAACGCCTTAGCGGCGGGGGCTGAAATTGTGATAATAGCAGAGCTGCCGCCGATGTCGCGTATCAAATCGCGGTAGATGTCCAGTACAGGGCGGTTGATTTTGGCGGCAAGCTGATTCATGAGCGTCCAAGCATAAGCGTTGGCAGACAGGCTGCGCTTTTGCGTGGACGTGCCGATGACGGCGGCAAGGGGCTTGTTTTCGTCGATGACAGCGCGTACTTTATCGCAATCAGCCGGGGAACATTCCAGCGTGATTGTGTTGCCGATAACAACGGCCTGTTTGATGGAGATTTGTTGCTTCATTTTCTGTGTTCAAACTCCTTTGCAACGCTGCGCCAATCATCATCGGTGAAGTCCTTAAACAACTTGCCAATAAAGGACTTTGCTTCTGTTTGAACCGTTTTGTTGTCCTTCCCGGTTCGCTGTGCATATCCTTTCAGCGCAGTTGTTGCCATGTCCTTTACGACCTGTGCGGTAACTTCTGGCGATGCTGTGACCGGCTGAGGTTCTTCTTCATAGCGCTCTTTAAATTCATCTGCTTCACTGTCGGAATAGATGCCGTCAAACGCAAGTTTGCAGATTTTTAAAACAACACGGTCAAACAAGCGTTTGTATGCCATCGCATAAGGGTAAGCATTCTTACAGTTCTGCGCGGATGCTTCGCCAACTTCGTAAAGCCCCTGCTGCTTGTTGGTGTAAGTGAACACAAGAGAGTTCCCATATCCAGCTTTATCAACGGATACGCAATCCGGGTTGAACTTGTCTTTTTCAGGCATGTTATCGTTAATCTTCAAGCAGGCGTTGTGGCTGATAATCAAGCCGGTGTACATCATTTTCCCGGTTTTGGTTTCGTTCATGAGAATCCAGAAGTCTGCCTCGTTGAGGTAGGGCCGTTCCTGAATGGCCTTTATGGCTTTGGCACGGCTGGCAAGGTATTTCGCGCTCTGCACGACAGGGATTTGTTGCCGAGTCTTGAGAGAATATTCAGAAGTTTTTTCGTTAAACATCAAATAGATTCTCCTTCCGGGTCGGGGGTGGTGAGGTGGATGCGGTAGCATTCTGCCGGGCAGGTGTGCTCCAGCGGTACAGGGCGGACGATGGGAACCTCGATTTTCAGCCCTGCATAAGGGGTGTTAAGGGATACGTAACGCTTCTTTGACGTGCCATAAACGCGGCTGCCGGTAAAGGATGCGATGGCGTATAGGTCGTTGGGGTAGTAAGCGGAAACGATGCCGTTGTTGTTGCATGCAAAAAACCGCGCTTCGGGCTGTTTAAGTGCCTTTGCGGCTGCCGCAGCAGCGGAAAGCTGTTCAAATAAATTCATTGGGTTCCTCCTGTTCGTTCTGCCATTCCCAGGCATTGACTTCTATAATGCAGTTCTCGCAGCCGATAATCTCATTGCCCTGACGGTACAGGGTTTCACATTCATCGCCGCAGATTGGGCAGATGGGGCAGTTATCATCAGATGGTGGAAATGGGTTATCTTGATGGCCATAAAAGCTGGTCATTCTGCGGCCTCCTGTCTTCCTTCATCATCAGAAAAATGCAGCTCCATCAAGTCAGCAATCGCAAGGTACTCTTTGGCGTATTTGCTGTCTCCGTGGGTTTTCTTGACAATCTCGCGGAACTCCGCTAAATCGCCATAAAAGCAACCGCACTGCACGCGGAGAATTTTATCCTTGCAGCGAAAAAATGTGGTCGCGCGAAAATATCGGCCAAAGCCTTCAACGACGGCGTAGTCCGCATTGTCGTAGACCTGCGCATTGCCGGAGACCGACGCATTGCCGGAGACCTGCGCATTGTCGTAGACCTGCGCATTGTCGTAGACCCACGCATTGCCGGAGACCTGCGCATTGCCGGAGACCTGCGCATTGTCGTAGACCCACGCATTGCCGGAGACCTGCGCATTGCCGGAGACCTGCGCATTGTCGTAGACCCACGCATTGCCGGAGACCTGCGCATTGCCGGAGATTCGCGCATTGTCGTAGACCTGCGCATTGCCGGAGACCGACGCATTGCCGTAGACCTGCGCATTGTCGTAGACCCACGCATTGCCGAAGACCGACGCATTGCCGGAGACCTGCGCATTGCCGGAGATTCGCGCATCGTCGGAGACCGACGCATTGCCGAAGACCGACGCATTGCCGGAGACCTGCGCATTGCCGGAGATTCG